GGATTGTTAGAGTAGACTCTAGCGTTCTGCGTTGTAAGTTGGAAATCGACACCAACTAGCCGTGATTTATCATTTGACCTATATTTATTTTTCTGTTTGTCTCCTTTGCCGCTTATTAGAAACGGTGACGGTAAGAATTGTTGATACATTATGTCTTGCTCTGCGAAAACCCCTGCTTGTGATTGTGCTTTTTGTGTAATGTCTGCATCTTGCATGGCAGCTTGGCAATCTGTTAAAACTGCCCCATGGCCACTTCTCCCTCCACCCATTGTCGAAACACTTAGTGGAGGAGTGACCATTACACTACACCCTTTGTGTCGTCCGCGTAACGTTGATCTCTTCTTCGGAAGAGTTGATCGTTACAAGGAATACACTCAGGCTATCATTGCACATTGGCGTACATGTAAACACGTAGGATGTTGTTTCCCAGACACTATCTTTGACTACGCAAATTCGCCCAACGGAATCGTGAAAAACCCCACGGACCGTTGTGCGTATGCTACTTGCCCTAGTCCTTGGTGTGGCTGTTCTGAACAACGCTGCTCTGCTGACATCTCTCCCTCTGCTTGTACCGGACCCTCTGTCCGTGCACGCTCGCGTCGCACTACTCTCGCTCCCCCTTTTCTTTCTCTCAATTTCTCCAATCGCTTCTCTGCTCTTTCTGACATCTCTGAGGAGAGTGATGATGATAATCCTATTATTATCATCACTCCCCCCACGCCACCAAGACCCCGCAAAGGACGCCCCGCTAAGTTCAGAATTCGAGCGTCTCAGTACATCGAAGATGACGAATTTCGTCCGCGTGCGCCGATCCCCGTCACTGTGGATCAAATTGCTCCAAGAGATGAAGAAAAAGTGCAGGAGGCTGACTCCCGCGCTCAATACTTCTATCTCGTTAGTAAAATGCACCTGAACAAAGCCCGCGCCCAATCTGGAACCATTGACCTGGAAGCTGAGATTTATCGGAAACAACGGAACGTTGCACTACGTGAGTTGAAGAAGGAGAAGCAAAAACTTGCTATTCTTCTCAACAAACGAAATGCCCATCTGCAACGTGAAATTGAATTGGAAAAACGGAAACGAAATGCCATTCGCGTGGCAGGTCGTGACGCAAAAGCCCAAGGTAATACGTATACCTTCCCTGGTGGAAATTTGTACTCGTTACCCGGAAATCTCAACCAAACTCTCGACTCTGTTACTACTGCATCTGGAACTGTGACCTCTTTCATTTCAAAGCTAGAGGAAATGGTTACATCATTCATCGCTAAACTATCTTTACCTTCTGGTACGGATATATGGCAATGTGTTTTGTCTATCATTAGTATCGTCACTGCATATATGTCTAAGAGTGCTTTAGCTTTGGCTGCTGGTTTTGCTTCACTTGCTCGCGCATTTGGAATGGGACTATCAAACATTGTTGACGCAATCTGGGGATGGCTTCACAATTTCATCGGACGGGATCAGATTAACGCTCTTCAATCTGGTGCCACTGGTGTTCACCCTCGTTATCCTACCTCACAACCCTCGACATCGACTCATCCTCAACCGACTTCATCAACTCCTCAGGCTCAGTTTGATTGGAATTGTCTCTTTACTACCGATTACACCTGGCTACTTGGCTGTGTGCTCACTGTTTGCTCTATGTTGATTCGTGGTACTGGCGTAAACTACGCTAATATCATGACTAACTTGGCAAACTTTGGACGCGCTGCTATTGGATTCACAAATCTAAAGAAACTTGTTGATTGGGTAATACTCTTTTGTAAGAATGAGTATTACATGTTTACCACTGGTAAAACCTATCAACAAGTAACTTTGGAACGCATGTACCCGGATATGGAAGACCTTCTTCGTCGTGTACACCTTATCAAGGAGATGGACCAAAAATTCATTGACCAAGATAGGGAGGTATGCGAGATCATTGTGCAGACCTACAACGCTTTACACGATATACGCATGCAAGCATTACGCGCTCAAGACAAGGAAATTGCTCAATTTTTAGGAATACATCTTACATCAATCTCGAAAAACTTCACTCATGCTCAAGCTTCACCTGCATTTGTTGTTAATGCTCGCACTCTGCCCGGAACTCTTTACATGACCGGTAAAGCTGGTGTAGGCAAGTCAGTACTCTGTCAGTATCTTGAAGGAAAGATCTATGCATCTTTCCTGAAGGATAAAGGCTGGAGTATCACTGATTATGTCTTCACTCGCAACGCTGAAACGGAATTTTGGGACGGCTACCACGGACAACCTATTGTTAAGTATGATGACTTCCTGCAACAGAAGGATTCGACTACTAAACCGAATCTGGAAATTATGGAATCTATCAGAATTATCAATGAAGCCGCCTTCCATCTCCACATGGCAGAACTCTCGGAAAAGAAAAACGTGTACTTTGACTCGCCTTTTGTTATCGCTAATTCCAACATCAAAACTCCTGACCTCAAGTCTATCTCTTGCCCTAATGCTTTCTTCCGTCGCTGGAAGAACTGCATTGAGGTGAAAGTTAATCCAACTTTTGGTACCAAACCGGCCGGAACCGACTACTACCGAATTGACGATGCTAAATTGGCTGCTCATCGCTTGGCTAACAACATGGAACCTGGATCTTTCGTTAAGGAAATTTATCTGATTGACACCTACGACATGGCTACTGGACAAACCATTCAAACCGACCTTTCTATTGATGCTTTTTGGACTCATCTTCACGCTGAATTTTGCAAATCGGAAACTCACTCGAACGCTCTCCGGAAATCAATTCTTGACAATATTGGACTTACTGTACCCACTGATCAACGTGCTTTAGGAGATTTCAAAAACCTCCTCCGTGGTGCTACCGCTCAAGGTGGGGAACCCGAATTCAAGTCACCCAATCAATCGGAAACCGACGAACAACCCTCTCTTAACCTACCTACTACAGATGAGGAACAAAGTTGGATTGATATGGAAGATTTGGCTGGTGAACCTGTTGACCAAGTACTCTCCGCATTGGCTTATGCAAACTCACGAAGACAACGCGCTGAACCCTACACCCTCACCGAAGCGCTGTATTGGCTCTCTCTTGAACGTGATGACCCTCTTCAAGATGCCGAATTTGCTCGCTTAATCGGAGAACGTAGACCACAGTGCTCACGCTCACCTGTACCTGCCCGCGACATGACACCTGTACGACTCTTGGCTGAACATCTTATCAACTTTGCTGACGAAAAACGACCGAAAGAAGCTCCTCCCTCCTACAATGAAGTTTGCGCTGAAGATGCACTTGCTGCTTTCATCTCAAACTCTACTTGTGGAATGGAAATGCAATACCCCGACCTGATTGACCGAATTGACCGACGTATCGATGAGGCTACTAATTTTATGAGGAAGAGTATGGCATGGGTATACACGCGTGCGGTAAACATCGCCCGCGGTATCCTCAGCAAAGCTCGTTCTCTTATTTCTAGTGCCTGCCACTCATTCATCACTTTCGTTAAATTTGTTGCTTCTACTCTTTCACCTTATCATTTGCTCAACTGTCTCTGGATCATTGGATTTGCCAAGTATTACGATTGTGTAAGAAATCTCTTCACCTCTTGCTCAATCAGAAATGCTAACACTTTCTATGATCTGGCTCATGCTTCACCTTGCCGATACGGTTGCACCTTCTGTAACTACAAGTATCGTAAAGGCTTCACTCACCCTATTGGCTCTAATGAACATGGAATCGGACTTTGTAAGGCTCTTGCTAAGGAATACCCCGACGAACTAAAATGGACCTCTTTGTACCTGGATAATGCTAAGCGCGTGTATATGGAATCGAAAGAAACCAATACACGCGTAGGACCTCGCCGCGTATTTGCAGAATCTAAGGAAGTAGCAACCCGACTCGGAAATTTCCAGAAGTTTATGGAAAATGGCCGAGTTGAAGCTCAGATGAATCATTACGAGAATGGACGACTTGTCGCCCAGGTATCGGACTTGGTTCAGCTTGAGCAATGGGAATCTGTTAACCTTAAGAATGCTGTACGCATAGGATGCAACCACTCAGACACAACGACCTTTGGTATGAACGCAGTTTTTGTCACAGGACGCACACTACTCTTACCTCACCACTTCATACGCGCTTGTAAACAGGACTCAGTTTTGTTCATATCGAATCCTTATTCTACCGATCAACACACTATGATTCCATTTTCTCTTTGTAAATGGACTCAAATGCAAGATCGATTTGGACACGATGTGGACTTGGCTTTCATGACACTACCGAATACTGTACCTTCACGCCGTGATATTCGCTCATGCTTCGTGCCAGCCGCACAATTGGACAACCTCAAGGAAGGCCAAATTGTGTTTGCTGGAATGCGACGTTTATCAGAATATCTCGTACATCACACTTTCTCTACTAACAACTTCTACATTGGAATGGAAAAGAACTTCTCTTATGACCACCCTACGGATCCTTTGTTTAAAGCACGTGTTTTCAGTTATCTCGGATATGATATAGACACCAAATCAGGTGATTGCGGTGGTTTAATCTACTGCAAGAACAAACTCATATCTGGGAAAATCATTGGAATGCACGTTGCTGGATGCAATGGATATGGCTTTGCGGCTGCACTCTCCCGCGAATTCATAGAAAGGAACTTGGAAATTCACATCAAAGCTAAGGAAATTGATGTCCGAGGCTACGTGGATGCTCGCATCCCGTACGCTGAAGGCACTAACACGGAACAACTCCCTAGAGAATCACTAGCAATGCTTGGCGACTGTCTGTCTCTTGGAACCTCCGAACAACCCCGTTCAAGCTCCAAGACGCAGTTAGCTCCAAGTTTAATAGCTGGGCTCATCACACTACCAACGACAAAACCTGCTTATCTACGACCCGGAACAGTTAATGGTGTTGCCATCGACCCAATGCGACAAGGAATAAAGAAGGTACTTGGAACTGTACCTCCCATAAACCCTAAAGTATTGGACATCGCTGTCAACAGTGTTGCTATGAAAATCCACACTCGTCATGAGCGGTTCGTACTGACGTACGAGCAAGCAATTGAAGGATGTGGTGGAGGCGAGTTTATGAAACCCATAAATCGCACAACGTCTCCTGGATACCCCTACTGTCTGAACAACCCTGGCCCCGGAAAACAGCATTGGTTTGGTAAGGATGAAACGTACCTCTTTAGTCCCGAGATTAAAGAGGACGTGGAGACCTTGCTAGATCATTGCCGGAATGGACGTCGTGGTGACGTAGTCTTCATTGCCACACTGAAAGATGAACGCCGCCCGATCGAGAAAGTGAACGCTGGGAAAACACGCGTCTTCGAAGCCGCTCCGCAGCATTTCGTGATAGCTATTCGCATGTACTTCTTGTGCTTTGTGAATGCCATCATGGAATCTCGGATTGATAACGAAATCGCTGTTGGTACCAATGTTTACAACCTGGATTGGCACAGAATCGGAACCGCTTTGTCTAAGATGGGTGATAATATCATCGCTGGTGACTACTCGAACTTCGATGGCTCTCTTTCCCAAGAGATCCTATGGAGTATCCTGGACATCATCAATGATTGGTATGACGACTCAGATGAAAACAAAATGATCCGTACTGTGCTATGGGAGGAGATTTGCAATTCGCGTGTCCTCGTTGACGGCGAAATCATTCAGCAAACCCACTCTCAACCCTCTGGAAACCCACTCACTGTTATCATTAACTCAATGTACAATCAGATAGTCACTCGTATGGCTTATCTGTACTGCAAAGCGAACAATGGTTTACCGTGGGTGTGTGACTTCGATGAGTATGTGTCAGCACAATTCTTTGGAGATGACAATGTTCTAAATGTGAGTGATGAAATTGGACACTGGTTCAATCACTACACTCTCACAGATGCATTGTCTTTCCTAGGACTAACCTACACAAACGAGACGAAGACAGAGGAAAAGACCCCCTTCCGCACTTTGGACCAAGTTGCCTTTTTAAAGCGGCGTTTTGTTCGAGATGAGAACGGATACTTCCGTGCTCCCCTCGACCTTGACGTCGTGAAAGAAATGGTAAATTGGATTAGAGGCAAGGCTAAGATCGCTTCCACGATCGAAAATGTAGAAACCTCTCTTCGAGAATTAGCTCTACATGGTAAAATCGAGTATGATATGACATCGAAGCTTATGCTGAATGCCTGTCGTGCTCGTGGACTCAAACTGAACGTTCCTACTTATACAGAGTGGATGAGCACGTTTGATAGCGAATTCTTTTGAATACTATCTCCCGTGCCACTCTAAACAGTGGGAACCCCCGTCCTTGAGAAGACGTTAAACTCTCACCTGTGTTAATTGCGGATAGAGAGCATAACCCGAAACTCTTTATTACGATCGCTTAACACTTGTAAAGCTTGAAGCTATTTAGCTTGGGACAAGTTGAAAAACCCTGGGTTGCACATGACACTAATAGAAGTCTCTGCATAAAACTAACACTATTGCTAGCACTCAAGAATATACTGAAACCTCACCAACTGTTGATACTACGACCGGAAACATCTCTACTGACATTCAAGCTGACGTCCCTGTGATTCCTCTTCCTTCTGCGACCACTGCCGTGGCTCTCGCGGACAGAACTCATCATGACGTGACTTCTATCCTTGAGCGCCCGGTGCTGTTAGCGGAGGGAATATGGAGTTCAACGGACGTTGTCTTGAACCAGACACTTTCGAAATCTACATTTCTCGCTGATACGCCACAATACATTAAGGAATTCAACTTCCCGCAGGATTTATTCGCCAACTCCAAACTCGCTCGTGACAAACTCGCAAATTTCCTTTATCTCAAGTCAGATATGGAAATCGAGCTTAAAGTCAACGCGACGCCGTTCCAAAGTGGATGCCTATTACTCGCATACAACCCATATGTGAATTATGTATCTGGCTTTAGGGCAAAAGGAGCTGAATATCTTGCTGGAGTGACTTCCTTGCCACACCGCACACTCAATCTGGAGGACGGTAATTCTGTTAAGATGACCATACCATATGCAAATATATATGATTATTTTAACTTGAATGACGACCTCGACCAATTTGGAACAATACGATTGTACATCTTGGCCCCTCTGCGCACAGCTACTTCATCTGAAACTGTATCGTATACTGTATTCGGCCGGTTTGTTAAACCAGAATACTACACACCTACAGTCTCTAATCAGGTATCTCGTACGTACGCTGCTCACACGCTCTGTGATGTTGCGGGTAATCAGGAGGAATTCGAGAAGATGTTTGTACACTTCAAGAAACGCTTCGATTGCTCAAAGCTCATAGCGCAGGTTGGCACAGAGGGCGAACAGACAGGCCCTGTATCACGCATCTCCGGCGCGATCGCGACTATTGGCGACACTCTGGCACCAGTCCCCCTTATTGGAGGAATGATGTCTAAGTTGAGCTGGTTATCGCGTAGCGTAGGAAAAGCTGCTGCACTGTTTGGCTGGTCCAAAGGCACAGAACAAATCATGCCCATCGGAACACTCAACCTACCTGGAAAGTATATGGCTAATGTGGAAGGAAAGGACTACTCACAGACTCTTGCTTTGATTTCGGACAACGCTATTGACTCTTCCAAAGTGATACCTGAACCTCAAGATGAAATGGCACTAGGTTATATTTTTGATAAACCTAATTTCATCAAACGGTTCGCAGCTACCACATCGGATTTTTCAGCCCGAAAATTGCTTGGCTCTTGGGAAGTCTCACCATTCCATACTGGACAGATTGACCCCTCGGATGGTTCAACATTGAATCTCGGCTCGTTTGCATATGCATCTATGTTGGGCTCATGGTGGCGGGGTACTCTTCAGTACACCATCACTGTGGTCAAAACAGCGTATCACTCAGGACGATTTGTAATGGTTTACTATCCTGACCTTTTCGGCGATAAGGTGCCCCAAGTTTTAGGAGATGAAATTACCACCTGCTATAATACGATTTGTGATCTTCGACTTAAGAATGAAGAAGGAGCACAAGTTGGTTATCCACTAGTAGTACCGTACGTATCTCACGTACCGTGGAAACAGACTCTCTTACACTTGGCTGGAGTTCCTACGCCAAACACAACCCGGACAGCAACTGGCACGGTGGCTATCTATTCTCTTAATGATCTTGTTGCTCCTGAAACTGTATCAGATACTGTAGAGTTTCTGGTTCAGATTCGTGGAGGCCATGATTATGAGATAGCTATACCATCGGACCAACTGGCTGGGGGATATTCGAATCTACCGACTAACGATTTGATTACCACTGCCCTGGTAGACGAACTTAATGCAGTTCAGATGTCTGGCGACACTATCGTCAACATTGAGACTGACTTCTACGATATTAATGTCCCCACACTCAAAGTGGTTGACCAAACTCAGAATTTAGCTGATTGGACAGTTTACTTTAGTAATGTGGATGTTAATGTACCAGACGGGCGATATCTCACTAAAGCGATCACTGTGACAATGGCTCCTGCAACATATTTTGATGCAAAGGATCTTACGTTTACTGTGACGATTCAGGGAGGTACCGTGACGGAAGTTCGTACCCCGGATAAGCTAGTGCCGATCAAGGCTAGCGGAGGAGGAATAATCTTTACTCCAAGCGCTGTGTCAACAACTCGCATTGTTGCTCAGAGCGGCCGCTATGACGATCTCGCTAGCGAAGATTTGCTTATACCCAAATCCATGCTTGCCTCTGCAAAGGAATCAACCATGGGTGAGAGTTTTATGTCTTTACGAGCGTATATTAAGAGATTCCATCGCATTATTGCGTTTACTCCTAATCAATTCGTGACATACACTCCCTCCTTTGATAATAACTCCGTAGAGAATAATGGAGGAGCTAGGGGAGTGTTCTCGCGTAATGGATACGCAGACATCCCGGAATCTCCTCTGAGCAGAGTTTCGTACTTGTACAGATTCTATGCTGGCGGTTCAAGGATCAAAGTTGCAGCACAGGTGAACAATCTTAATATGCGTGCCTGTTTGTCCATCACGGATAACAACGGCTCCAAAGAAGATCCAGTTTCACAAACTGCTCAATTTGAACAGTATAGTAACATCAACAACATGATGGAACTTACTATACCGTATTACTCCTCGACCAGGTGTAGAGCCGTCTCACAAGATTGGACTCGCCCTGGACGCCAAGTTGGAATATCACTTGACAAGAATGCTCCTGCTCAACGCATCGTTGGATTGGGTTATGAAGCAGCTGCCGACGACTTCAGTTTCTTCTTTATGGTTGGCCCTCCGGTCATGCATATAAGAACTGCAGTCGATACCTTGGCAGTTTTACCTAGACCTCAATAATCTTAGGATTTTGATTATTGTTGTATTTATAAATCACACACACTGACTCTTCGCTTCTAGAATTTTAAAAGAATTTTGGCAACGCCTCAGTGGGCGGACACACGTTTGACAACCGTGTCCTATGTAAATCTCTTCTTGAGACGAACTTCCCACTGGGGAGATGTAGTAAGAGAAGGTCTCAGTTTACATAGGTTTACCCATCTGAATTAGAATCATTTTTCAATTGGTCACAGGATTAACCACCTGGCAAGAAAAACCCCCGCCTTATGCTAGTTTTTCTTTTGCATTGCATCTCCC